TAAAATAATCCAATGGAACAACAATATTTAAATGCACTAAAATTCGTATTAGAAAACGGTGTTGAAAAAACTGATCGTACTGGCGTAGGCACTATTAGTTATTTTGGCATGCAACAACGATATGACCTCAGTCAGGGTTTTCCTGCAATAACTACTAAAAAACTAGCATGGCGTAGTGTAGTAAGCGAATTACTATGGTTCATTGAAGGATCCAGGGATGAACGTAGACTAAGAGAAATCTTGCACGGGGACAAAAACTCTACAAAAACTACCATTTGGACTGCAAATGCTGAAGCAGATTACTGGAAACCAAAAGCCAAATTTCCTGGTGATTTAGGTAAAATTTACGGAGTTCAATGGCGTAATTGGGAATCTCCTCGATGGGGAAGTAAAGTTGACCAGTTATCGTTGCTGATCGACGGACTTAAACGCGACCCTTATGGCCGTAGACATATTTTAAGTGCATGGAATACTGGAGAATTAAAAGACATGGCTTTGCCACCTTGTCATATTATGAGCCAATTCAATGTAACTGATGGCCGACTTAGTTGTCAAATGTACCAACGCAGTTGTGATATGTTCTTAGGTGTCCCTTTTAACATAGCAAGTTACAGTCTATTAACTCACATGATCGCGCAAGTGTGCGATTTACAAGTGGGAGAATTTATCCACGTATTGGGCGACGCACACATTTATCTTAATCATGTAGATCAAGTAAAATTACAGTTATCGAGAAAACCTTATTCAGCACCCAAACTCAAATTGAACGCATCAATTAAAACGATAACAGAATTCACCATGGATGACATCGAACTGATTGATTATCAAAGTCATACTGCAATTCAAGCAGACATGGCAGTATGAAGCGTATCCTCATTGATCAGTTTTTTATTTCTGATTCAGAGGATCCATGGCTTTATGCAGCACAACCAATTTGGGCCTGGGAACAGACTGAACAAGGAAATTGGATTAAAGCCAACAGTATCGACCCTGAATTTACAGTGACTACTGATCCCAATACAATGGGCTATCGAGTTAGTATTTTTGCTACTTTATCTGAACAAAACTTAACTTATTTTAAATTAAAATGGGCATGAAATTTATAATCACCGGCGGCGCAGGATTCATTGGTCACAATGTAGTAAGAATTTTAGAATCATGGGGTCATACCTGCATTGTAATAGATAACTTTACCAGTTATGGATTTGTTCCCGAAAAAGAACTTAACTACTTGATTAAAGAACGATGCAACAGATTTTCATCTAAAGTAAGTGAAGTTGACATTTTAGAATATGGAATCTTAAAGATAAAATTTGAACAAAATCAAAATGCAGATGCAGTTATTCATCTTGCTAGTTTTCCTAGGCAAAAAATTGTAAGCCAGAATCCTTTACTAGCTGCAGATGTTATGGGCCCTGGCTTAATTAATTTAATCGAGCTGTCAAAAAAATACCATATTCCAAAATTTGTTTACATTAGTAGCAGTATGGTATACGGAGACTTTGACAACGATGTCTCCGAAGATAGTTTTTGCCGACCAATTGGTCAATACGGTATTATGAAATATATGGGAGAATGGTTAGTCCAAGATGCAACCAGACAAGGACATTTTGATCATACGATTATTCGCCCCAGCGCAGTATACGGCGAATACGATGTAGAAGATCGAGTAGTCAGTAAGTTTATGTTGGGAGCAATGCGCGGTGAGACTTTAAAAGTAAAAGGCGCTAACGAAGTGTTAGACTTTACTTATGTGGAAGACACTGCCATGGGCATTGCATTAGCAGCCACAAAGTCTACAGCTAACAATAAAATTTATAATATCACAAGAGCAGATACAAAACTGTATACATTACTAGACGCAGCTAATTTAGCTATTTCAATTGCCGGTAAAGGCAAAATAGAAGTACTTGATAAAGATAAAGACTTTCCCAGTAGGGGAAGACTAAGCATAGATAAAGCAGTAAACGAATTAGGATATCAACCAAAAACCAATGTGGAACAAGGATTCCAACGATATCACGAATGGTTTGCAACCAGCGGCTATTGGTCAAAATTGTTATGATATCATTTTTTGGTCTTGATCGTCAATACTCAAATATAAAAACAGAAATTTTAGATGCAACCGACGAAGTATTAAGCTCGGGAAAAGTTTTAGACGGTCCTTACACATATAAATTCGAACAATTAATGGCTTGGCGTACCGAAAGAAAATACGCAGTATCATTAAATAGTGGAACTCAAGCTCTTATATTTGCACAATATTGTGCCCCTAATCGAAGTAAAGATCATAAAAACATCTTAATACCCAGTATAAGTTTCGTGGCAACATTAAACAGTGTTGTTATGGCTGGAAATATTCCAGTCTTTTGCGACACAGACAATAAAGGTTTAATCGATTTAAATTCGTTACCAACAAACTTCGATAATGCAAATATTGACACTGTTATGTATGTAAACTTGTTTGGCAACACTATCGATTACCACAAATTTGTCACGCAAACTGAATTTTTTAACAAAGACATTTATGTAATTGAAGATGCAGCTCAAAGTTTTGGTGCATCCTATAAAAATATTCCCAGTGGAAAGTTAGGTACTGTAAGTTGTTTAAGTTTTGATCCTACTAAAAATTTAGCCAATTACGGATCGGGTGGAATGATTTTAACCGACAACGATAGCATCTATGAAGATTTAATAAATTTACGAGATAACGGTAAACACAGCCATCATAGTGTTCCTGGCACCAATAGCAAAATGAGTGAAGTGGACTGCGCACAAATGATTGTTAAACTTAATCATTTTGATGCATGGCAACGACGAAGAACTCAAATAGCAGAATACTACAACAGAGAATTACAGGATTTTGTAGAGATTCCCAAAGTCAATGAAGATGTTGTTCATTCTTGGCACAAGTACGTCGTTAAACATGATTCAAGATATAGATTACGAACTTATCTTAAAGAACAGAATATCGAAACTAAAATTCATTACGAACTTCCATTATTTGAAAGTACATTAGGTTTTAAATATGCGAATTCGTTGGAAATATTTTATAAAGAAAGCAGTGCGTTTTGCATGAAATGTTTAAGCCTTCCTATATATCCTGAACTACTGGATAGTGAAGTTGAATACATAGTTGATGCTATTAAAAGTTATAATGCTTTTTGACAGCATAATCTTTTAACCACTGCCATTCATAAGTTAATTTAAGATCTTCGTAATTACCTCGAACCGAAGTATAATATTCTACTGCATCTTCGCTGCCACGAATACTCCATTCCGAATAATCGCCATTGGCCACTGACAGCCATTTCTTGAGTCGATATTCAGTTTCAACCGTAGTACTTACAGATTGAAAATGTTTTAGTTTAACAACTTCACGAAATGCAGTTCGCCAAGTAGTCCACGCATCTTGATTATAGTGTGCAACACCTGACAGTATGGGAACCACCTCATGTGGTTGGCTTAAAGTAAAATCGATGCCTGAGCTTTGAGCAGACAATACTAGTCTTCGATTATAAGCTATCATTGCCTGATGTCCATAGATCAACCCATTAACAGGGTTGCGGGCATGAAAAATATAATGTTTAGGTTGTTGCCAATAATCGGGTTGCCAAGACCAATCAAAGTCGGGATCGACTTCTAATTTTGCAAATACAGCAAAAAACCAATTTGTTGTGCTTATATTGGCTGCAGCTTGATATGCAGCCGATCTACCGTTTACATTTTGTACTCTGTGAATCCGAGATTCTTTACAGTGTTGAGCACAATGTTCATACCAATGTTCAGCCGCTGGTTCACCGTTGCTTATAAAAACTACATCTATTTGTGGTGATCTTTTTACCACTACTTCAAAATTATGTATATATGGATAGTCGTATACCTGTGTGTCAATATATTGCTTTACATCCTTTGGAACTAAACAACAAGAATTACTGTCAGTGTATGGTACTACTTGACGATCTTTTTCAGTCCACAAACAAATTTCTTCTGTGTATAATAAATCATCTTGTTCTGTTTCTTGCACAAAATTTACATATGGCCAATCAAATCTGTAATTTTTTATGGCAGATACTAAGTCATCACCGTGATACACAACTTTAGGTGCAGGAAAATTATGAACTATTTGATCTGTGTTATAATGAATAACATTAAACCAATCTAACAATTCAAGTTCATACATCTGTTGTCGAAAAGACTCCACATGAATATAAAATGTATTTCCCCTTCGATATCTTTCATAATTACTACGACCAAAACAATGAATCATTTCTGCTTGCCACTGACTTGGATGCCATGTAAAATCAAAATCTTTGTAATTACAAATACTGCTAATTATCCATATGTAGTCAGTGTCTGCTTGAGAAATTATTCTTTTAAAAACATCCAGATGCGACCCTACATATCTCACTGATTTAACATTTTGCCATTTTGATTTTAATAATTCAAATTGCGCAGGGCTTTCTGGGTTATGAAAATCCATATAATAGATCGGCGCTGAAAACTTTCGATTTATTAAAATATCCTTATGCCAATGCCAATTGTGATCAATTGTTCCTTTACGTGCAAGCACAGTCCCGCCGTTTTCCTGCCACTGACTAGACCAAACGTGGGTGAAATCGGATTCCCAAGGCACGGGTCTGTAATCCCAATTGAAATTTGTATAATCATTTCTTCCGTCGATAAGCCAAAACCAAGGAGTTCTGCTTTTTTCACTAGCTTCGGTTAAACTATTAACAGGACACTCAAAGGCAAAAATGTCAGGCTTGGGTCCTGTATAAAAAACATCAAACATCTATTTGTTCTATTTCAATTTTGCATTTACTAAGAAAATCTACACCATCCTCAGAACGATACTGTTGCCCGTAATATACTTTGGTAATACCACTTTGATAAATTAGTTTTGCACAATCTAAACAAGGGCTGTGGGTGATAAACATTGTTGCACCATCTCCACTTTCACTGCTCCGAGCTAATTTTGAAATCGCATTCGACTCTGCATGAATTACCTCTGGTCTGGTTTTCAGTTCAAAATCGTTAGAGTTACCTAATATATAATGTTCGTATTCGCAATTATTATCCCAACCGCTTGGCATACCATTCCAAGAAAATGATATAATATTATTGTTCTGAACAATAACACACCCTACCTGAAGTCGGACGGCCCTTGACATTTTAGCACATTCTTCCGCAATGCCCATATAAAAATTTTTCATTCTATCATTCATAATAAATTATGTTTTCCTGTTTTATAGTGTTAAGTATTTTTTTAATATTTTCTTCGCCCTCGTAGAATAGCCAACCTATATTTTTTCCCTGACTTGGTGATATGCCAGTATTAACATAGTTAATAAATCCAGAACCTTCTGAGAGCCCTAATTCGTGCAGCCTTTGATTCCTTTTTCCTATAGTGTAATAATATTTGTTATTAGGAGAAATAAACAGCCAATGTTTTCTACCATATGCATTTTTATTCAATGCTAGAGTTGTTGCTCGCTTTTCTTTTGTTTCTTGCGTTTGAGTCTTACCGAAATTAGCGTCTCTTAACTTCTGTCGTGTTTCTATAGATACAGTGTGTCCCATTTTACTTTGAGACAATCGCTCTTTCATTCGTGTACTTCGTTGTTTGCCTTTCCAAGTTGGAGGAATCGGCTTCGAAATTTCTCCGTTGCTCCATTTATTGCGTTTAGTTTCTGTCTGTTTAGCAATAATTGTTTCGTCTAATAATATACCCGGGGACAACGATCTATTGTAAAACATATCTAAAAATTTATCTTTACCTAGCAATCTATAACACTTTTGTAGATAGTATGATTCGTAATCTCTAGCATCATTTCGTTCTATTAAAGAAACAATTTCAAAGGCATCGATACCTTCATTTAAGATAATATCGTTGACATATTGAGAACTTGTAAAATAAGTCACAAAGAAATTCTCTTTACAAGCATCTTTACCGTATTGGGAACCTATATAATATTTGCCGTTTGCTTTGTTTTTAATTTTATAAAAGTATGGTTTGCTCATACTTTTATTTATCATTTCTATTGGATAAAACGGTTATATCCTATACTGATAATACGATCATCTTTTACCACAATCGCACCCACATGCAATCTACGGGCAGTGCTGCATTCTGCAAACGTCTTCGCGGTTTGCATATATGCACGAATCATTTTTTCTTTCATCGCAATCCCATTTGAGCCCTAATTTTTGTTGCACTAATCTCATGAATAGATTCGTCAAACACTTCTTGTTCAATTTTATACCCTACGTCCCTGCCGTAAGTCACATTCACAATATTAGGCACAACCTGTATAGTATACTGACCTTGATAAAAAGGATCAAGGTCCCGTTTAATCAAGTTAGCGACTTGCTCTATAGCGAATGGATTACTACCTTGCCACCCTTGACAATCGCGAATCATAATGCATACTTGCCCAGTTTTTTCTATAGCACGTTCGAATAGTGCACGATGACCAGCATGCCAAGGTTGCCATCTTCCTAATAATTGAACTGTTTCTTTTTGCCAGTCGAATACCGGACGACGGCGATTATTTAAAATATGTTGACCCACAAATGGCACCCATTTTTCAGCACTTTGTTCGGTGATCCTAAAATCATATATGTCGGGTGGTACAAATGCCTTATTAGTATCTTCGTAACGACCTGCAGCGATTGTATCAATCCAAATAGTCCAATCTGCTTTGAAATTGTGACGCATCTCAGGCAACGGTGCTACAAAATCACAAATCACATAATCGCCAGAACATTCTAAAGCAAATTGTGCCATGCGCAAACTTTGACGAATACGGCCTTCGCGACTGAAATCCCAATCGTTATATTTCTTTCTTATTTCATCTGCATTAAACCAAACTACCTTTGCATGCCAATTATAAGGTGGAGTTTCTAAGTTTACTAATTTGTCTCCGGCCATATGTGTAATGTCACTGAATGTTTCTAAATATGTTTTTAGACGTTCAGCGAAATAAGTTTTGCCTGCGCCGGGTAAACCCATAATAAGAATCTTTTTGTTCATGATACTACCTTTATGTTGTATAAGGCTTCAAACCTGTCAGCATCTGATCTATCATTTACCATCGGTTCACCTTTAATATTGAGACTTGTATTTAATAACATAGGACATCCAGTTACAACAAACCATTTTTCTAAAAGTTCTCTGATGCCAGATCCATCTTTAGGCACAGTTTGTACTCTACTAGTGTCGTCATAATGCACTATTGCTGGAAATTTTTCTGGCTGTTTACACTCGGCAACAAATTGCATATATCTACTCTGAGCTGTTGGCATTTCGAAATACTCTGAAGCCAGTTCTTCGAGAATTACCGGGGCAAATGGTCTAAACTGTTCTCTTTGTTTAATACTGTTAACTTTATTTTTAATATCGGGCCCTCTAGGATCTGCCAATAAACTCCGATGACCTAATGCTCGGGGACCAAATTCAGCACGGCCACTGGCCACTCCAACAATTTTATTTGTTAACAACTCATCTAAAATTTGATTTACTGGATACAAACCTTTAATTTCAGTCCCTAAATAAGCGTTTACCCATTTTAACCTTTTACCATACGCTAATGCTGCTGCACCTAAACTGCTGCCAGCATCCCCAGGGTTTGGCATTATCCACACATTATTAAAATAATTGAAAAGTTTTGCGTTAGCAACACAATTAAGAGCTACTCCACCCATATACACCAAATTACTAGACCAGTCGAAATTTCTAGCTCGACGCATTACATTGTAAATTAAATTTTCCGTCAGGGTTTGTGCAGCTCCTGCAATGTCCCATTTGTGCCAATCTTTTAATAGGTTATCTTGCACACCGATGTGTAAATTATGTTTAAATTCTAAATTCCATTCATCTTCTATCATTATATTTTTTAGTGCATTTGCAGATTTTTTATTTCCTAACGTACTCATACCCATCATAATATATTCTTCATCTAAGGGTTTGAGTCCAGCCTGTTGAGTCATCGCACTGTAAAATAAACCTATACTATGAGGATAACGTTTACTCCATAGCTTTTTATACTTGGCTTTTTCATCAATAAATTCTGCTGCCCATATGCTAACGGTATCCCACTCTCCTATAGCATCTATTACTACCACTGTAGCACGATCAAAATCACTTGTTTGAAACCCAGCAGCGGCATGGCTAAGATGATGAGGATAACTTTGGAATTTGAATCCAGTTTGAAATCTTTTATCTTGTTTAGTTAGTAATTGTTTGGCACTTAATTTATCCCACTCAATTCCTTGTCCAGCATATAATTGTCTTAATTGTTTTTGCAAAGGCTTTTCATAATATGCTATTTGATTTATTGGCCCAAATCGCAAACACTCATCTAACAGTAAAGAATCTAAACTTGCGTCATTCTTTTTTTTACTATATCGTTCACTGTGACTGGCAAACAAAATGTTCCCCTGCGTATCGATTAAGGATACTGCTGCATCATGAAACCCTGCACTTATTCCCAAAATATTCATTTGTAAATAAAAGGATCGCGTTTTCGTAATTCTTTAAGTTTTTTACGATATGCTATCTCTAGTTTTATTCTTAAATATATTCTTTTCAACCAGTTCATCTATTTTCACTCCACTTTATTACTGCTATAGTCATAACCAGGTTTTAACTTTTCTATTTGTTGTTGATAATAGTCGTCATCTGTCCAACTATAATCATAAGTAACCTCAATATTACCTGCAGATATTTTGTATATGTCTAAATGAGTCGACAATAAATTCCAAATTTTTTCTGTATCTTCTGTTCCGAAGCTTCGATTTAAATCAACTTTTCCCACTGGGTGATATCCATAATTATATTCTTTATTAGCAGGATCGAATCCATTTCTTTCTAACCATGGTCTAAACTTTGCCATTTCATCTGTATACCAAGGATGTTCACCGTTGTAACAAACGTCCCTTGCCCATTCAATGTCAAATTCACCGCTATAGTATCTTAAATGTGTGATAGCATCACAAACTACTTGATCAATATCAGCACCTTTTTCATCTCTAAAAACTTCATACAAAGTTTTACCGATTTGACTCCAATGCAGATATACTTCTCCTAAACGTCTATCATATTCAGATTCATGAAAAGGTTGTTTTAACTCGGCGGGATATTCGTACCTTCTTGCATTTAAAAATGTAGTAATTTGACTTGGTCTTACCCAGTCTGGTGCAGTTTTCTTTTTACGTTGGCTTAACATTAAACTTTCAGCTTCATGGCACAAATTGTTTAATTGTCTAATAGCAAATTTTGTTTGATAGTCAGCAGATTTGTAGTAATCACTTAGTCCCCACACAGTGCCCTGCAAATGTTCGAAATGATTGTGCAAGGAATTCATTAAATCTTGATTAGGTTTTAAACTGATTTTGTCGCGTAAAAGATCGGGGGTAAAATTCTCTTTAATGGTGTAACTTGATTTAAAAAAATCATTTATAGTATCTTTAGCCCAATTAAGTTCTTTACAAATATATTCTAATGTTCTCGGGCTGTCAGGAAAACCTAAAAAACAAAAGTTTTTTTCTAAATAACGACTGTGTTCTAATACTTCTAATAGAGCAGTATACCATAACCGAGATAGTTCGGTATCATAGACGTCTATATAATAAGTTAATTGATCTTGTTTATTAATTGGATTTCTAAGTGTTACATTAACATTCAATTTGATTCCACCATTTCAATACCTCAGGTTTTCGTTCTAGTATTTCGGAAAATGTGATTGATTGTGTTCTTATTTTTTCTAATTTTAGAATTCTTTGTTTGCCTTTAATCAAGCCTCGGCAATATTCGTCGGGATATTGTTCCTCAAATGTTGGTCTAGTTTTTAGCTGGACTAGCATGTTCCTCAGGGTCATATTTGTTAATTCATTGTTATTTAAATGTTCGTCTATCCAAGAATGTAAAATATTCTTAGGTAGTGCCAAAGGAGACATAACTATGTCCGAGCTAAAACTAAAAATTACTTTTGCTAAAATGTCTACATTTTCTTGTTGGGCAAGTCGCTGAATATTAATAATTTCGAACATTCCGGGCAAAGTGAGCGTAAAGTCAATTCGCATTTGACGTCGGTGACGTTGGATTCTAGTTCCTTGACGGAAGTTCCCAAGCCATTTATTGTATTCAAGACCTGTTCTAATATATTCGCCAATCGACCCTGTTCCATCCAAACTTGCGCAAATTTGCCAATCACGCAACCTAGCCAAAATGTCATTATATAAGTTAATACCTTTATAATTGATCCTGCTGAGATTTGTATTATATCTTGCATAAACATTTGGCCCATATCCTAATTCAATAATTCTTTGCATATACCTCCAATGCTGTTCGTACATTAGAGGTTCACCCCCGACCCAATATACTTCTTCGACTCTGTGCTCCTCTACTGCTTGAGCAAATTCTTGTTCGATTTGAGTAGATTGAAATGATTCGATTTGCTGTTTTATCTCGGGAATCATCCATGCATTTTTGGCATCTGACCAATTTATCATATTGTGTTGACGTTGTTCGCTCTCCCATGAACTACTTAACATGTCACCACACATACGACATTTGAAATTACATAAATTGCTAAACCTGTAATCCCAACTCACAGGCTTTAATGTTGTATAACCTGTTTCGTCGGTTGTATTCCAAATACTTTCGTATTTATGGCCAAATAAGTGATTAAAATATGTGCGGTAAACATCTGTGTTTAATAATTTATTGTTACAAACTTCGCACTCGGACAAAGTTTCTCCTGCCATCATACGACGACGAACACTGCGCATATGATCACTGTTCCAGTGTTCATCCAAGGTTAACGGAATGTACTTACCTGTTCCAGATTTAGTATCAATGTATTGTTGAAAATTTTGAGCAGGTTCACGACTTGCACAACACAACCTACGTTCAGTTTGGGGACTGAGATATGTGTGAGTCCATGGAGCAAGACATAAGGTTGCCGGACGACTGTCAGGTTCATTCATATCCCATTACCTTTGCAATTTCTGTATGAGTATCCATAAAATTCTGTTTTCGATACTGATCAGTTTGTTGCATTTTTTTTAAAAAAGTTTTTCCATCACTACCTGGTCCATTTTTTATAAAATTTATTACATTTAAAATTTCTTTTTTATAGAAATCATTCCACCAATCAACTGATTGTAACTTTTCCAAAACTAACTGTTGTGCTGCAGTTGTCATTTGCTGTATGCTCATATGATCCGGACTATGCAACATGTTAAAATATACGGTATCAAATGTCTGGGTATCTGCCCAGCGTAAAAGTTCATCTAAATAATAAACATTTTGTACATTTACAGTAAAACATAATTGAGTGGTAATATTTCTTTTATACTGTTTTAATACTCTAACAGTTTCTAAATTTAAAAGAACTTGTTCCCAATTTGCGCCGTAACGTTCATATTCGAATCGTTTACCTACATTGTCGATGCTAAAAGCGATATCCACTCTTCGAAATCTTGACCAAATGTCGCTTAATTCATCTGACCATTGTGTACCATTTGTGTTATAATGAATTTCGATGTCCTCTGCTAAACCTTGTTCGACGGCAAATTTTAGTAACTGAACATGTTCCTCAATTAACCACGGCTCACCACCAGTAAATTCAATATATTTTATATCAGGAAGTAAAATTTTTAAGTTTTGCCAAAAACTTGTAGATTGCCTGGGCCAAGCGCCTTGTTTAAGCCATTTGTAAGCTACATGTTGTTTCTTATCTGCTGTTGAAGGAAGATAATTCATTTCTTCTTCGGCCCATTTACTACTTGACCAGGATCCGCAAATACGACACTTTAGATTACAAATATTACCTAATTTTAAATCAATGAACCAAAGTTGATCAGGTAAATCATTTTGCCAATCTACTTCTGGATAAAGTTCTTTTAGTCGTATTCTGCTATTAATTCTTTTACTGTTTCTGCCAGCTGCTTCCTCATCCCAACAAAGTCGACAAGTATCTGGTTTTTTTCCTTGCCTAAATTGTTGTCTTAAATTTTGCATATATTTGCTCTTATACGCATCTTCTAAGGTATGTTTTGTTAAATTAATACCTGTAATTTCTTCTCTTGCAAGACAGCAAGGTCTGGCAGTGCCCATTGGGCTAGATTCAATACTAATCCAAGGTAGCATACAAATAGTGTCGGGTAATTTAGACATTTTTAATCGGGTATAATTCGGGAAATGTCTCCCAGAAATTTTCTGATCTAAGATTGTCTAACTTTTCAACTTCTTGAATAAATCTCGGTAATACTGAAGATTTGTCTTCAGCCATCATAAAATTCATTGCACTTTTGAACCCATTAGTTGCTCTATTTAATTTATCCTGTGGTTCTAACCATGCAATATGCTGTTCATAAGCAGGTTTGATAACTGTTTCCTTAAACTGTTGAGGGAAAATATCGATTCTATACCACTCTGGCCCCTGACAGATATTTACATTCAAATCTTTAGGGTTGATCAATCCAAGATTTACCCATTCTTTATGAAAATCCAATACATGTAAAACATTCATTGAACTTATGGTAGCAGCAATGTAAAAATCCACATGCGGTACTTCTGCTAACATGCGTTCTCTATTAGCTACTGTTTGTTTCCACTCTGTGCCTTTGCGCATAAGTTCAGCTCTTGAGCCCATGGCGTCTAAACTTGCGCCGACCCCCACGGTCCTAAAATGACGCCAATATTCAAACACATGTTTATCTTTGAATGCCAATTCACTAAAATTTGTATTATATTGAATGCAAACATCTGTACGACCAGCTTCGATTAATTTTTCTAATAGAACATAATGCTCTTTCATAATCAAGGGTTCGCCACCTGCAAAATATACTTGTTCCAAATAAGGAATATGTTCTTCCATTTGTTGAATCATTGATTCTTCGTCGCCGGCAGCATATTCAATTCTGGCCATTGGTACATTGTTTACGTCAGGCAGTCTGTTATATAACTTAACATGATCATTATACCAATTACTGCTGAAAACAGGACCGCAGGTTCTACATCTAAAATTACAAAGATTGCTAAATCTAACATCCCAGTATCTTATTTTAAATTCAGGATGAGTTCCATCGGGCTGCGTTTTATCTATGTCTGCGATGTTGTGTCCATAGTTGCGATTAGCATCGTAACGCATACTGAAGAAACCGTTTTTTTCTTGTTCATAACATTTAGTGCACTGCTTTACTGGCTGATCATCCAGCATTAACCTACGTATTTCCTTGTATCCTTCTTGATTCCAAACTTCCCTCATTGTATTCTTTTTAAGATTCCCTACTGGATGCCAATAATCTGCCAAACAACAAGGATATACTCTGCCATCTGGATATGCATGTTGGTGCACCCATGGTAACATACAAAAAGATTTACTTTGTGTCAAACGTTCTAATTGTTTATCTGACAGTGATTCTGCATCAATAAATAATGGTTTACGATTGTTATATTCATAACCTCTAGTATAATATCTATCTACTTTTTTATCTTCGCTCATAAGCTGTTAAACCATGTTGTTAAATTAGGAAACGTTGATGTGAAATTTTTGTTTCTTCTACTGTCATACTGAGTATAAAATTGTTTAAAATCGTGTCTGAGTGCAGGCAAATCGAAAGCTTCACTGTGGGGAGTTTTAACTACATCTAAATAATCAATCAGTCTACTTACATGTGCGATTTCGTGCTCATGTAAGTAATTATATCCTTTGTGTTTTATCAAAAAATTAGTTAATTTATTTCTATACTCTGTTCTAATTTCATCAGATAATACTAAAGGACTTTGAAAACTAGGAAATCGTAAAATATTCAGAGTAAAGTTTGGAAAATCTCTGCTGTATTGGTTTTTCATTTCAACTAATGTATCTAAGAACTCAGGCAATGACTCCAGACATAAAGCATTTATAGTACACATAACATGAAGGCTACGCAATTTTTTACTTGTGGCCAACTTATGCATATTATCTATCCAAAGATTCCAATCTAGTCCATCGCGAATATATTCTGCTTGTGAGGTCATACTCTCATTACTGGTATACAAGTCAAAATCTAATCCGTCAATACTTTCTAGTAATCTATCTACGTCAACATTGGGCCCTAAATTACTATTAATAGCCAATCTTGTTTTGCTTCGACCTTTATTAGATTTGAACCAATCAAGTAATTTCCACGTTTCCCCACTCATTAAAGGTTCTCCACCTGTAATTCTTAGTTCTTGAAGAGTTTTATGTAGATCGCTTTCCCACCACTTAAAAAAAGCTTCGACATAGGGATTAGTTTCTCCAAATTTATAAAGTTGACTACTATCATGTGAGTGAGTAAAATGGTTGCGGCCGTCGCTAATTAAATTTTGATAAGCGCCGTGTTTACGAATGTCGTTTACCCATGTGGTACTAAATGCTGGGTTACAATAACTACAAGCGAATTGGCAGGTTCTGTCGAATGCAATTTCTAAAGTTTTTAAATCAACATCTTCACGGTAATTTAAATTAAATGCAGAATCTAAATCTTGTTCAGAATAAATTTTTGTTTTATAGACACGATCACTAATTGCATCACGATTCATGTCCTCTATCTTCCAACAGTATTCGCAACCCGAAGGTCGTTCCCCCTGTTGCATTTGCTGCCGTTCCGATTTCTTTTTGTCTGTGTTATGCAAGTATTTAGGATTTGTTATCACCTGTTCAACATCGACTTTGTGTGGCAATGGGTGGTGGCAACTTGTAGTCATGCCACTTCCTAACCATATAGTGGCATTGTACCATTTTGCTGCACAAAAAGATTCGGATTTAATATCGATTACTCTTTTTTTGTAATCTATTAATTTTTCATTTATATTCATTTATTTGTTTTTGCGTAGTGACTACACTCTAAATAAAATTCTCTCATTTCAGGAAATGTTAATCCAAAATTTGTATTTCGTCTACGATCGTGTTCTCGAAAAAAAAGATAAAAATTTGCTTTTTGTTGCCGAATATAATTTATATCTAATTTAGAACCTTCACGCATATAATCAATCACACGTTGTAGTCTTTGTAATTCATAATCTTTAAAACCCTTGTAAGGTCTGTCAATGGTTTCGAGTTTTTTCAGCATAAAACTCCAAACTAATTCCAATTGATCTACATAACTTTCTGGCAATAGCTGTATATTTTGCCATTCAGGTTTTCTTAAAATAGGAGTATCGAACCATACACGCTGGTAAGTTTTACTGTATATTTCTCTAAGGCCGTGAATGTTAGTGATCAAATCTCCTACGCTGGTAACATTTAAATTATTCATTGTAATTATAAATGTTAAACTACTACGATAGGGGACTTCGTTAAGAAATTTATTCACATTATTCCATAGTCTTTCAAAATCTAAGCCATGTCTTATATATTCTGCCCGCTCAAAAACAGAATCTAAGCTGACATATTGCATAAAATGTTCGATTTTTTTATCGTCGTTGTCGCATAATCGTTTAATATAATCTAAATATTTTTCAAACAGTTTGGGTTCGACACTAAAATTACTAGTTACATTTAAATGTAACTTAGGACTAGGATTAGCTAATACATAGTCAAAAACTCGATATGTATTTGGATCCATTAAAGGTTCGCCTCCCGTCATCCTAAAATGTTCTAATTCAGGATATAAATCGGGCCACCACTGCCAAAATGCTTCTACATAAGGGTTGTGTTCACGGGCAGGAATCGGGCGGCGATCGCCAGTAAAATGCTCAGGAGCATTATGAGGGACCAGGGTAGGATATGCACCATGTCTGGTAACTTCATCCGCCCATGAGCTACTAAACTGAGGGCTGCAATAGCTACACCTAAGGTTGCAAGCGTGGTTAAAATTAACTTCAACATAACTAGGAATGACATCTTCTTCTCCTGTGCCATTTTTTATAAATTCGAAATCTTTCGCTGCCCACGGTTCACCACTGCGATAATGACGATCACTCAAATTTCCCAAGTCCTCTTGCGTCCAACAATAACTACATTCTGTTGGACGTTCATTGCGTAACATAATTTTACGTTGTTCTTTTTTGTAAGAAGTATTATGCAATTTGGATGGATATTTATCTAACAGCGTATGATCTATTTTATGCAAAGGTGGATGATAACAACTGTTGTTCAGTCCGGTAGGTAAATGTAAACTGACCTGCTTCCATTTAGCTAAACATAATGCAGGACCTAATTTAGATTTTGCATCTTCAGCGGACGTTAAAAAAACACTTTTATCGGACATATTTAAAATCTTGTAATCTTTCAACTACTAAATTGTAATTTGAAAATATTTTTTCATTGGGTAAATCGTAACTATTTTTTATAAATCCAGAGTGAACATTTAAATCTTCATAATAAACAGTCAAGTCGCATGGTATTAAATAATCTGCACTCTGCTCAACTATAAAATTATCAATATCGTCGTTTGTAACTTGAAAAGGTAAATCATTGATTATCTTATCCCACATAACAGAATGACTATTAGAATATTTCCAAGTCAGTCTGGCCATACACCAACTTCTGTAATGTTCTATTTTATTACGTCTTCGAAGATTAATTAAATAAAATTCAGATAATTGTTCTAAATTTTGCAACAATAAATGTTTAGGTACATATTGGACAAGGGAACACACAAAAAAACTTGTACATTTTTTAATTTCATTTAAATTTTCTAAGATGTTTGCAGTGTCAAAATTTTGATAAATTTCTCCAAGATTAATCTTGTTGTTATTTTTTAACTCTTTAAAGATATTATCTGTTAGATGATGTGTCCCGGATCTTGGCATCCCGATAACTATAATTCCTTTTTTATTTTTTATTACAGACTGATCCAGAATCATTCTCTTTTCATTATACCTAAATTTTTAAAATTGCTTTTAT